GCAGGAACTTTCGAAAGCGCAACTTGAAGTTAATAAGACAGAAGCGGCACACCGAAGCCTATTTGTATCGGGTTGGAGACCTGCTGTTGGTTGGACTTGTTGTCTTGGACTTGCGAGTAACTATCTTCTTATCCCGATGGCAAATTTTGCGCTTGCTCTTGCCGATTCTACCATTGAAGTCCCTATACTAGATATGTCAACTATGATGCCAGTACTTATGGGTATGCTTGGTTTAGGTGCTATGCGTACCGTAGAGAAGACCAAAGGCGTAGGGAGGAATAGTTAATGTCAGCTACTAGTTCATATTATAGACCACCTTCGGGTTGGAACTATGAGTTAGACGAGCCAGAAGGCGGCTATAAGCATACTGATGAATATTCAGCTTATCATGATGTATGGGGAGTACCTCATCCCGAACATTTTATTCAGGCTAAAATAGATTTCTATAGTTATACTGGCGATGATTATAGCAATGAAGCTAAATGGGTACGTGAAGAAATAGAAGGTAATATTTATCCTGCCTTTAAGCATACTTCTGAAGCTGATAAAAATTCCCTTAGAAGCATAATGGGAAAGTATACCAAAGGAGATATGCGGCAACAAGAGTGGCGAACAGCGACAAAAAATTATCTACAAGAGGCTAACGAGTTAGTTACATATAGAGACCAGTATGAGTACGATACAGGACAAGAATACAACGCTCCTACATCTTTAGCAGAGGCTAAACTAGAAGCTGATAGAGCGTACATGGCTAACTTACAAAAGAAGTTAGACGAGGTATCTCAGCTTGGTCCGTCTCATTTTAGAACAAGAGTTCTGACAGAGGAAGCCATTAAAAAAGGTCCTCTTAATTTTAATGACCCTCAAAGCACAACTTACATAACCGCAAATCAACCTGCATACGAAGCGGCTAAAGAACAAGCACAGGTAATGAAGAATTACTTGGTTGAAAACGATATACCTTTATATCAAGAATACGCAGATGAAGGTGTTATTAAAGATGATAAAGTATATATTAATACAGGAACAGCCTTACAATATTTTGAAGACCCTACTGGTCTTGCTTCTTTATACTATGGTAGTGCTTCAGGAGATTTAGGCTCATATGGTTTATATCAACAAGAACCACCACCGCCTGAAGACAGAAGTTTCAAAGCAGGTGCTAGAGACTTTTTTACTGTCGCTTCAACAGCTTTAAGCGTTGCGTTTCCTGCCGTTGCTCCTTTAATAAACGGAGCAAATACTTTAATACAGGGTGGAGACTTAGAGGATGCTCTTAAATCCGCAGGTAAAACATTTGTACAGGGCGAGATTTCAGAAATAACTGGCGGTGAGATTACAGATGCTTTTAAGGATTTAGGTATTGATATAACAACATTACCTACTCCCGCACAGAACGTAATACTAGATACTTCAAAAGCAGTACTACAGGGAGACTCAGGAACAAACGAGTTTATAAAGTCATCAACAGGTGAACTTTTAGATTCCATTGATGTAGATTTAGATTTACCTAGTGGTAATTTTGACACCCCTGAGTTTCTTGAAAACTTTGGTAATGTTATAGTAGCGGGTGTTGAAACAGTAGGGGAAGCTGTAGAAGATATACTTAAGCCGCCTTTAGAACTTGTAGAGAGTGGGATTGAAACTGGTGTGGATTTTGTAGCCGACACTTTTGAACCCGTAGTAGATGCTATAGACACAGGATTAGATGTATTGGGTGAAGAACTCGTAGACCCTGCACTACAAGCGGGTAAAGAGTTTGGTCAAGATGTTATAGATGTCGGTTCAGATGTATTGTCGGAAGCAGAGGATATATTTATAGAACCTATTAAAGAAGGTGTTGAGGCTTTATCAGACATAAACTTACCTGATGTGAACTTACCTGATTTACCTGATTTAAACTTACCTAATTTAGATTTTAGCTTGGGTGGTCTTCTTGGTGGTCAACCGTCACAACAACGAGCAATAACACAAACGCCAGTAGAGGGTTTGTTTGACAAAGAATTATTTAAATTTGACACAGAGATTAAGTCCACTCAAGAAATGCTTAGTCCAATGATGAACTTAAGGAAGTATGGATAATGACTTATTTACAATTAGTAAACAGTGTACTACGTAGGTTACGAGAAGACGAAGTAGTTAGTGTCGAAAACTCAACGGATTCCTATATAAAATTAATAGGGGATTACGTAAACGATGCTAAACGTATTGTTGAAGATTCTTGGGATTGGACTATGTTAAGAAAAAATCAATTCTATACTACAAATGTTGGGAATCCGTTAGTGCCTCTTACTAACATAGGAAATAGTTTTAAGACGTTGTTTGTTAGGAATAGTACTTCTAATAACAACATGAAACAAATTAGTTTTTATGAAATGGTAAAAAAACAAAATAACCCTTCTTCAGGTTCTGTTGTATATTTTTCATACGACAACGAACTGACTAGTGTGGGTGAGCCTACAATGTCACTGTACCCTACTCCAGACAAAGAAGAAAGCATTAATGTTTATGTCGTAGAAAAAACAGATGAGTTAACAACTGATAATGAAGCACTTAAAGCACCTTCAGCACCCGTGATTCACTATGCGGTAGCTTTAGCCGCAAGGGAGCGTGGAGAAACAGGAGGTACTTCGGCACAAGAATTATTCTCTATAGCAGATACTATGTTAGCGGACGCAATAGCTATAGACGCTTCCAGAGTTCCTTATGAAACTATATGGACACCTTGCTAATGGCACAACAACTACAGAACATTACAGTACAAGCCCCAGGATTTGCGGGTATTAACAGTCAGGATTCACCTGTATCCATTGACCAGTCTTTTGCGGCTACAGCGGATAATTGTATCATTGATGAATATGGACGTATAGGCGCACGTAAGGGCTATGTGGAAGTATCTACTGATTCTAGTACAGCCACGCGATTAGGCTCTAGTAGAGGCATAGAGGCTATACACGAGTACGTTAAGAATGATGGCACTAAGATAGTATTTTCTGCGGGTAACTTACAAATATTTACAGGTACTACAACCTTAGTGCCTGTAACACTTCCCGTTGGTTACACTATAACTGCTAACAACTGGAAGATAGTTACGTTTAACAATGACGTTTATTTCTTTCAACGCGGACACGCGGCATTAAAAAGTACAACAGGAAGTACTACTCTTGTGAAAGTAGTACATAGTTCTTCACACTATGCTCCTCAAGCTAATGAAGTTATAGCCGCATACGGTAAACTATGGGCGGCTGATGTATCAGGAAACAAACATACTATATATTGGTCTGACACACTTGATGGAACAAACTGGCACAGTAACGCATCTGGTTCTATAAACTTAAGTAAAGTTTTTCCTACAGGTAATGATGAGGTCGTTGCTTTAGCGGCACACAATGGGTTTCTTGTTATATTCTGCAAACGCTCAATTATTGTTTATCAAAATGCTGAAACCCCTAGCGCAACTACTACTGATTTTAGAATACACGATACTGTAGAAGGCGTGGGTTGTATTGCTAGAGATTCCGTACAACACACAGGTACTGACATCTTATTTTTGTCTGAAGATGGTGTACGTAGCTTTGGTAGGACTATACAAGAAAAGTCAATGCCTATGCGAGACATCAGTAACAATGTCCGTAACGAACTGACTTATTTAGTTTCACAACAAACAAACGCAATTAAGTCTGCATATAGTCCTGATGAAGCATTTTATTTGTTATCATTGCCAGACTCTAACACGGTGTATTGTTTTGATATGCGAGGTGCTTTACCTGACGGCTCTAACAGAGTAACTACTTGGACAGGTATCAATCCTAGAAGTTTTGCTCTCTTACAAGACGGTACTCTTTATCTTGGTAGAGAAGATGGTATTTTTGAATACAAAGGTTACTTAGACGACAACGCTTCCTATCAAATGAAATACTATAGTAATCCTTTAAGTTTCGGTAACTCAGCTAATCTTAAGTTTCTTAAAAAGTTTAACATTACAGTAATAGGTAACGTAGCTTCACAAACAATATTGGCTTGGGGTTATGATTACACTGGCAATTTTAATACAAAAACATTTAGTACAGCATTGGGTAATTCACAAATAGCAGAGTTTAACGTAGCGGAGTTTGGTGACAACACAACAACACTTATTGCCCCTAGCAGTACAGGCACGTACTTAGGAGCATTTAGTTCTGCACCTACAACCAGTGAAACAAATGCTTTGTATTATAGAACAACCAACAGTAAACTGTATTATTGGAGTGGTTCAGCTTGGGTAGAAGAGACTACTGTAGATACAAACTATACACCTTCTAAATATACATTCGGCACAGACATACAACGTCCTTCAATTAATACAAACGGTAGCGGAACTGTAGTGACAATCGGCATTGAGTCAACAGTTGATGGCGCACCTTATTCAATACAACAGATAGATGTACACGCTCTACTAGGGAGATTAATTTAATGAGTAATTACACACCAGTAACAATTTTTAGAGCAAAAGATAGTCTTCCTTCGGGTAACTCAGCTAAGATTATTAAAGGCTCTGAATTTTCATCGGAATTTGAAGCAATACAAACAGCAATAAGCACTAAAGCTGATACAGCCGCCCCTACGTTTACAGGGACTAGTACCTTTAACGGCAATGCATCGCTAAATATTGGCTATTCTTTTGCCGTAGGCATTGACTTTTTTGTAGACGGAAGTAACAGCCGAGTTGGTCTAGGCACGACTGTTCCATCTGAGCGTTTACATATTCACAGTGGAAATGTTCTTTTAAACGATAATGCTAATCTTAAAATAGGTACAGGTGGTGATTTACTTGCTTATCACGATGGTACTAATTCTTATGTTGAAGGCGTTTCTTCAGATACAGTTGTTTTTAATGCAAAAAATAATGGTAATTCAGGTTCTTATATTAAATTTGTAAATGACGACACAGCCAGTAACCTTTCAGATGGTGTCTTAGTCGGTGGCTCAGCAAAAAGTTTTCTTACGGGCGTAGGTACTACTCCTTTTATACGTGCAGGTAAAGATAACCAACCTGACGACCTCAATAGTCTTGATGTGTATGTTACCGATAGTACCACTTTTACACGTATCATGACAGGAAATGGAACTCCTGAAGGCAATGTGACTTCAGACGTAGGTTCAATTTGGTTAAGAAAAGACGGAGGCTCAGGAACTACTTTATATGTTAAAGAGTCAGGGACTAATAGTAACACTGGTTGGGTAGCTAAATAGGGGAATATGAAATGAGTTTTATGGATTTATTAGGTGCAGGTGCGGGTTATTACAACCAAGACAAAGCGGCTGAAGCGGCACTCCAATTAGGACAGCAGTCGGCACAGGCTCTAGGAGAACTCGGTACAGACGTAGCGGGTATGACTGAGTTTAAACCCTTTACTGTTACTACAGGGCTAGGACAGACTACAACAACACCTACTGGTGGTATTGATGTGGGTTTAAGTCCTGAGCAACAAGCCCTTCAGAGTCAACTGTTAAGTCAAGCAACGGGTTTATTCGGTCAGGTAGGGGTAGACCCTAGTACAGCACAAGCTGACCTGTATGAGCAAATGAGAGCCGTACAACGCCCTGAAGAGCAACGTCAGCGTTTAGCCTTAGAGGAACGTATGTTATCTCAAGGACGTATGGGCTTAAGTTCTAATGCATACGGTGGTGCTTCTCCAGAGTTATTAGCACAAGAGACTGCTAGACAAGAGGCTATGTCTAGAGCAAACCTAGCGGCTAGGACACAAGCTATGGGTGAACAAGCACAAGCACTGACAGCGGCTAGTGGTTTACTTGTTGCAGGTTATACTCCACAGTCACAAGCCTTAGAAGCATTACGTATGGGTACTGAGGTAGGTAAACTAGCGGACATTGGTAGACGTTCAGGTGCTGAGTTTATGGGTCAAGCAGGTACAGCGGGTATTGAGGCTCTTATGCAGGGTGCTGAGTTAGCGCAAGGACTTGAGGCAAGTAAACGTCAGTCACTTACTGAGGCATTGTTAGGTAGAGAACCTACGATACAAGAGCAGTTACTAGCTAACTACTTAAAAGTACCTGTACCTCAAGGTGGCGATGGTATACTAGGAAGTTTAGACAGTCTAGGTGGTTTACTGGGTGGTTTCTTTGGTGGACCTAGTTATGGAGACACCGATTACTCATACGCTTCCGAAGAATATGACCCTAGTTTTGTTGGTCCAACAGTAGTAAGCCCGAACCTGTAGGAGAATAGGAAAATGGCTAATAGAGATATTGCAGGATTATTAACAGGCATCCCTAGCGGTGGTATTGACCCTCGTACACAGATGTCAGGTAGAGATATGCTCGTACAGAGTGCCTTAGCAGGTCAACAACGTATGGCGGGTGGCTTACGTGGTTTGATGGGTGGTGGACCAACGATACAGGAGCAGATTGTACAAGCGGCAGGTGAACGTAAAGCAAGCCAAGAAGAGATGGTTAAAAACTTTGCTACTAAAACACCTGAAGAAAAGAAAAACATAATCAATGTTCTTAGGTCTCAAGGCGAAACTGCCCTTGCAGGTCAGCTTG